TTGTACGGCTGTGTCGTAGATGTAGTATCTGATGCTACCAGTTACAGTGCCAGAAGCTACGCCGTTAGCTTTAGAAGTAACAACAACTAAGTTAGTTGCGTTAGATACGTTACCTAAAGAAGCGCCACCACCTGTACCGCCGATAGTCACAGACACACGAGTAGCTGTAGAAGCGTTAGCTAAATAAGCCTGTGGTACGTTTGTGCCTAAAGTAGGAGTCTGACCATTACCGACACCGATTAGTGGGGTAAACCCTAAGTCGATAGCGCCAGTACCAGTTGCAGTAACGTTTACAGCTACAACAACAGCGTTAGCTGGAAGAACTAAAGCAGAGCCGCCAGAAACGTTTACCACGTTTGCAGTTGCTGCTACGTTAGCGATATAGAACGGGACATACATGTCCATAGATCCGCAGTTTGCGACGCGAGTTTGATCGCCGCCACCGGAACGCCAAATTGATTGGGTAGTTGATAGTGCCATAATAAATTGTCCTTACATACAAGATACGCCTATCAATCGGTATGTCGTCTGCTGGGGCAGTTTGATAAGCAATTCACCCAGTTTCAGTAATCTTACTACAAATAAATAAAAAAGGGGAGTTTTTGGCTCCCCTTTTTACGTCGCTATTAAGCGCCTTGTGAACCAAACATTCCGAGTGGATCAGACCAACCAAATGAATAACGCTCACGAGACTTGTAACGTACGTTACCAGTATCAAAGTCGCCGTCCATAGAGTTAGCCAAAGGCATACGCTCAAAGTGCTTCATGCCGTTAGGTACATCAGTTGTCAAGAACCAACCGTTTGTATCTGTCAGATAGTGGTTAATTGCGTAACCTTCTGGGATAGAACCGTTGTTCTTCAACGCGTTGATGTCGTTGTCAGTTGTACCTACGCGCAAGTTAGTTTCCAATAAGCGAGTTGCAACGAATTGCAGTGCTGGTGGGATTATTAACTTACGTGGCATTGCAGCAATCAACAGACCACGTTCGTCAGTCCAAGCAGCGATTTGAATAACTGCATTTTCCAATGAAGTTTCGTTCAAGTCAGCTTGAGTTGCAAATGTGTTGCTGTTAGTACCGCCAGAAACTAAAGGATGCGCTGTAGAGAAGAGTGGAACGCCGTCGCCGCCGTAGTACTGGCTGGAGTTGGTGAAGCCGTTGTTCAATACAGAAGCAGCTTTAACTTGCTTGGTGTATGCCATTGCACGAGCTAATGCTTTGGTATAACGAGCAGACAAAGAGTCATACAAGTTATCTTCGATTGCTTCTTCAGTTACTGAGAAGCCCAAAGCGATTGTTTCGTGGTTGTAGCGAGCTGTGAATGCCTCTTGTGCATTGTCGTAAGCGATGGCTGAGCCCTCGTTCTTGACTGGTGCAGCAGAGAAACCGGACAGCTTTGTTTCTTCTTCGAAGCTACGCTCAGATTTCTCTGTTTCGTAGATCTCTTTGTGCTCTTCGCCGTAACGCTTGTACTCTAATCCAAACAATGCGTTTAAGCCCGGGAGCAGCTCTTTTAGTAGTTGTGCGCGTGAAATAGCCATTTATTTAGCTCCTTAAGCTGCGTAATCCAGTGCGGCTGCACGGAGGATTTGTGGGTTGTTAAGCTTTACTACCACTTCTGTGTAGTTACCAGCGCTAGCTGCAGTTGCTGGAACAACTTCAACTACACGAACTGGAAGAGCTGCAGCGTTACCTTGTGCATCAGTTGCATACACAGAAACAGCAGAATCACCAGTAGTGGTGTTACCGGTACCTTGACGTACAGACATGTTGGTACCAACAATGCTTTGGTTAACTGTAGTTACAGTAGCGTTACCAGAATAAGTTACAGCTACTTTGAAAGCAGCCATAGGATCGTCAACTACATAAGCAACAGCGCTAGAAGCAGCGGCGTTACCCGGATAGTATTGAGACTGGATAAGCTGACCTTGGCTGTTTACATACTGAACACCCATAAACACACCATAGGTGTTGTTTGCGGCTGCTGTAGTAGAGTCAACAGTTACAGTTGATTTTTGAATATTACCACCTGCGGCTATGCGAACAATATCCCCGTTAAAAATCGCAGTGTTATAAGTACTTGCGATCGGCAATTGACGGGTTGCACCAGCGTATGGTTTGCCATCTACGCTGTTGATTGGTACTAAGCCATAGGGAGCTGAAACGGTTGGATAAGCCATTTAAATCTCCTAAAATTAAAGTTATTTGTTACCACTTCCAAACCCACTACCTTTAGTCGTTGTGCTCTTGCGATCACTAAACAGAGGCATGCGGGCATCACTATTACGTAGAAAGCTGTTATCTACAGACTCCATTTGATTACGAGCTTTTTGGTCGTAATAATCGTCTCTAGCTTCAGCCATCTCTCTTGGTTTTTTGCATAAAAGCAATCCACCAATTTCAACGTTTCCTTCCTTATTTGCTTGAACCTGCAATTCAGGATGGTCCACTGCCTTACATGGCACCCAGTGGTCACGGAACTTCTGAGACACGTTAGTGTCATTCGGTTGTCCAGCGATCGCTGTTGCTACCCAGTGAAATACATAATCCGGGTCTGGTGTTGGATCAGGCAATGAGCTCGGTGGTTTGTAAACATAACGAGTTTCGGTTTTTTCGCGGGTTTCTTGCTCCCGTGGTGTGCGTTTATTAGTCATTTTTAAATCTCCAGTTTAAGAACTTCTTGTGCGTACTGTTTATGGGATAAGCCAAATTTATCTGCCAACCTTTGTTGGGTTGTAGTTAGTTTGACTACTTTCTTTGATCCAGTAGATCGGGAAGAAGAGGCCACTACAGTTGCAGGTTTCTTAACTGGATCAGCCTTTCTGTCAGCTGACTCAGAAATACCTAATAACTCAGGGAACACCTGTTTTAAGCGCCCATCAACACGAGCGAAGTAATCATCAGAGCGGGGGTCGATTCCCGTAGCCACTAGCTTTTGGTGCAGCCCTAGTGCGAAAGCCGTCATTTCTTCGTATCCCGGAGACCCAAACCACTGGTTTTTTGCTTGCCAGCGCAAGGTTTTATCGTCGAGTCTCGGTGCTTCTTGGGACGATGATTGCATTTGTACAGCAGAATTTTCTGTTTGTAAAGGGGTTGGACGAAAATTTTTCGCAGCTTCCAATTTCATCTTGGCGTCTGTTAGATTTTCTTGTGCCTCAAGCATTGCATCAGAGTCATAAGACTCTTGCGCTTCTTTGTACTTGCGACGTGCCATCTCCATATCCGCTTCAGCCTTAGCCTGCAAGGTTTCTGCGTAGGTAGCTTCACCACTCTTTACGTACTCTTTGAGCTTGCGGTTCTCTTCCAAGATTGCCGCAGTCATGCGCTCAAGTTCGTCTTTCTCACGAGTAACTGCTTCTTTTGCACGGCGTTCGTCATGCCTTGCGTGAGTCAGTTTTTTAATTCTGCTCTGAACATCTTTGGAATAATTCTCAATCTCTTCGTCAGAAGGGTCTTCAACGTCTTGATCGAGAGGTTTTGCGGATCGATCTCTTTCAGGGGTATCGTCTTCGATCTGAATATCAACGTCGCCTTCGGCGTCAATGTCAATATCTATTTCATCTACGGGTTTACCCTGATCTTCTTCAATCTCGTGGGGGAATTTGTAATCGTCATCTGGCATTTGTATCTCCTTTAAACGCGGGTAATGCCGCGTGGGTCTTCAACAGTTGCTTCAACCTGATCATCATTAATCAAGCGAAACTCTTTTCCATGAATCTTGAGGCGGGTACCGGTATATGGACGGGTAATAACGAAGTCGCCTTCCTTACACCACGGGCCTTCCGGGAACTTTTCCGCATCATAGGCACTAGGCCCCAGCTTGATAACAAACAGCACTGGCGAGGTCAATTCCTCGATTTCTTTGGTTTTATCTGCCTTAATAAGCCCACTGTCGTATGCGTCATCAGGGTCGATCAATGCGCAGAGCAAACGCCAACCTTTAGGGTCGGGTAGTGCTTTTGCTTTCTCTTCCGATGGTGCTTCTTCATACTCTTGATCCACTTGTGGGCTTTTGACGCCCGGCGGCAGGATTAACTCAGACTCCGGTAATGCGATGGTTTCACTCATCGTTGGCTTTCTCTATATTTTCAGCGAGGTCAATTAAGTGGCGCTCTGCATAGGCTAGACCTCGAATCACCCCGCAAAGCTCTTTGTACTGCTCAAAGCTAGAGCACTGACCATTTGCCAAATCGTCCGTGTAGTTGTTCATATCTGCGCGTAACTTATCGCGTAAAACCTGTAATACATCCATCGTTACAACATCCATTTATCACTCCTTCTTCGTTGATTTATTTTTCATTTCTGCCCGTGATCTGGCGATGTCTACACCTAACCTAGCACCGTCAAGTTGTTGTTTTATATGAAGATTTTCACGGTTTTTCTCTAATTCTTGAGTCATTTTGGCAACTTGAATCTCCGCATTTGTTTCGATTTCTTGGCGTTTTAGCTCCAATTCATCGGCTTTTGCAGCGCCATCGACCTGAATTTTTTGCGCTTTAAGCTGTAATTCTTGGGCTTTAAGCTGCAATTCTTGCATCTGCATCTGCAGAACTGGGTCTTGTGCGTTTTGCTGGGCTTGTTGCTGAGCAGCCATAGCTTTGGATTCGGCAAGCACTTGTGGTGCTGCTTCTGCCATGAGGCGGCTGATCTCTTTTTCCAACTCTGGTGGCAACTCGTCTTCTGGGTTCGGTAGTGCTACGCCTAATGCCAGCTCGATCTTGTTTCTGTATGCGTAACCAACGTGCTCTGCAATATGCGCTTGCATAGAGCCCATGATTGCTTGAGCCTGTGGGTTCTGTCCAATGAGTTGCTGTACGATTGGATCTTGCATAGCCATTTGGTGAACCTTGATGTGAGCCTCGTGATCTTGGAACGGGAATGCCTTGAGCGGTTTGCCTTTCAGTGCGTTCTGGTTCTCTGTTACTGGATCTTTTGGCTTCTCGTCATCTTCGAGCGGCACGATTTTGTTAGCGTGCTTTATTCCCAACACATCTAGCATCTGACGATGTAAGAACGGCAAGTCATAAATCTGCGGAGCCATCTGTGCCAACTGAATAACAGCTTGGTACTGGACGACACGTTGGCTTAGGGTTGCTGCGTTAGGATCTGATACTGGAATGACTTCAACGATGCTGTAGTCTTCACGCTTGGCGCTTGGACGACCTTCTTCTGGCTCGTAGGTGTAATCAGGATCAGTGTAGTCACGGATCAAACCAGCGATAAGCTGCAGTTCCTGTTTAAGAGCGTAGTGAACACGGGCTTGTACCGCACTCATTACTTTTAAACTACGCTCAAGAATCGCAAGCGTTGTACCCACTGGCGCTTGGTTAGACATGTCGCTAATCTTCATATCCGAAGTAGCCGCAAAGCGACGCGCTTCATCAATGATCTTATCCATCAAACCAGACAGAACCATCGAAGGCTCTTTGTATGGCAACGGCAGAATGTTGTCTCTGATCGAACCGCTACCTACATCTACGTCACGGAACTCACCCGGTGCGATCGGAGTGTCATCACCCTTTATTCGCAGGCCACGGGCCTTAAGGCCACCCGGCAAGTTTGAGAGGGTTCCAGCGTCGACAAGCTGACGCATGATGCTAGTAGCAGACTTAGCGTAACCGCCAATAAGGTGAAACAGACCAAAGCCATACGAACCATAGCCCGGAATGTATTGGTAATGTACGAAATGATGGCGTTTAAGTTTGAGGTCATCGTCTTCTTTCCAGTTACGGCGAATAGCCAAAATCTCGTTTGTGCCACGGATCATTGTGACTACATAAGGTAATGCAATCCCGGTAGGCTCGCCGTCTTCGTCTTTATCTTCATAGCCTTCAATATCCAAGTCAACGTGTGACTCGTACATTTCAAAGCGGTCGTCATTAGTAGCGGAGAAACCAGTCTCTTTATCTTTGCTTTGCTGAATATCACTTAAAAACTTATCTGGTTCACCGAGCTCAACGTCACGGTAAAAGCCAGCATTCATTAGCTTTAACAGCTCGTTCTTTGTCTTGCGCATGCGATGCGTGATGCGGTGACATGTGTTTATCTCACTAACGCCGTATGGCAGGATGATGTCTTCAGCAGGAATAAATACCGATACTGGACGCTGCAAGCTAGGGTCGTAGTAAACCTTCTTAAACGCAGAACCGGCTGATGGCAAATTCCAAAGCATCTTCTCGTGCTCAGGTCTGTACTCAGGCATCTTCTCAGTTAACTGGTAGTTCATGTCATCTTCAACACGAGTCGCCGCATCTTTTTTCTCTGGGGTATCACGCCCAATAATTTGAGTACGTACTGGACCCTTTGCTGGAAAAGTCTCCATGATGGTATCTGACTGGAAGCGCACTACTGCTTCTGTAATCATCGGGTGGAACACACCGCAAGCGCCATCCCAAGGTTCGGTTCGCTCTTCAAACTTTAAGCCCAGCAACGTAATGCCATCCTTGTACATTTTCTCCCAGTCGGAGCGAGAGCCAATGTCGTTGTCAATATCTTCAGATAAGTCGTCAGCCAAACTTTGCAAAACGCTTTCATCTAATATGTCAGCTAAGTTTTCATCAAAGTCGGCGTCTTCTTCGCCCTTCTCAATATCAAGAATCTCTTCTCCAGCAACGCTGAGCTTTACTGATTCTGGATCTTCGATCTCAATTTCAATGTCCGGCTCTTGGTTCATTTCTTCTAGTTGGTCAAGCCCTGCAGGTGCTTGGTACAACGATTTTTCTATACTCATTTTTTGGTTCCCAAAAATTAATAATATGCCGCACGTCTGCGGTATTTGTAAGTTAAATCTTCTTGCTCGTCTGTTTCAAGGCTGATAAAGCCCCCCTGCCTGTATCGTAAAAGAGCTTGGGTAGTAGTATCCACGAAGTCGTCGTGTTCGCCAACAGGAAATGATGCAATCTCTTCAATTACTTCTCTTGCCCAGCGAGTATCTGGCGCCCACACTTTACCTGATGTAAACAAATCAGCCACCGCATTTAAGCGAACCATTTTGTCGTTGCCTCGGCTTGGAGTAAATTCTTGTACAGGTATACCAATAAGCCGTAGCTCTTGAATCAGCGGGGCACCCGACGCCTTTTTCTCCACAATGAAGGCGTCGGGTTTCCATTCTTTGTAGTGTTTGAGTGCAATTTGTTTTAGCTCCGGAAAGGTCATGCGGTCTTTGAAAGCGTCTAGCAGGATAACGTTAGGGCTACCCCGATCCTCGTTATTATAAAAAACGCCCCATGTTGTGCAAGCAGAATAGTCGGCAGAACTTTTTGTTTCAAACGCCGTATCCCAAGACTGAATCACGTACTCGCATGGGGGTGGATCATCACCCTCCCATATTTTCCAGTCTTTTCTTGACACCAGCGCTGACATATCTGACGTCGGGTTCTGCATGTACTGTGCGTTCCAGTACCGTGGGTCGATCGATTGTTGTGTATTCTTTAACGCCTCTAGGCTCCACTGCGCAGGCCATAGCGATTTCTCGTGATCTGTACCGGCGTCCATGATGGCTGGCAGCTCTACTATCTCCCAAGGTATGGTGTCTGGGTTTTTTATCTGATAATCAATCAAACGCCCTGTCAAATCCAGCAACGACCACCTAGTCATAATGACAATGATCGCACCCCCCGGCATTAAACGTTGCAGTGGACCGGTTTGAAACCAAGACCACGCATTGTCAAACGCTAGGCGGCTGTTTGCCTTCATATCTTGTTCAGAATGTGGGTCGTCAATAACAAATAGGTCTGCTCCGCGACCAGCCAAAGCGCCGCCAACACCAGCTGCGTAATACTGACCACCAGCACCAGTACTCCACTTCCCAGCCGCTTTTTGGTCGTCTGCAACGACTGTGTCTGGAAAGATTTCTCTATATTCTTCTGAGTCAATTAAGTTCCTTACCCGTCGACCAAAGTCTTCGGAGAGAGACGCCGTATGGGTGCCCATAATAATTTTCTTATGGGGGAAGTTGCCTAAAAAATAGGCAGGAAATAGGTACGAAGAGAACTCCGATTTACCCATACGAGGTGCAATATTGATAATGACCCGCTTTTTCTTACCATCAACCACGTCTTGGAATATTTTAGCCAAGCGTTTGTGGTGCGGGCCTACTTTGAAGCCGGGATAGACTCGCTTTGCGAACTCTATCGGGCTTGTCTGGGCTGCTTTAAGTTTATGTCGGTGATCTTTTTTCTCTAAATCGGCAAGAAACGCTATTTTCTCAACCCTATCCATGTCTTTTAAGGCAAGCTGCGCCGCTAGCGCCTCTTGTGGGGTGAAAAAATCAAGGTTCATTCGCTTTTGTGCGGGATTTCTTCCGCATCCACCACGTCAACCACGCCCATGTACTTGCCCAGCTTCTCTTTGATGCGGGCATCGAGCTCTTCGTCACTAACATCCTCACTCTTTACGGCAATCCTGTCTGTAAACAACGCAACCTCTGTAACCTTGCCCAGCATTTCCAGTGCCTTAAGCCTTATACGAGCGTCGGGGTGGCTAACTTCTTTGACAATATGCGTTACTGCCATGCTTCTGAGGTTTTCCGCCTGCTCAACAAACTTCCACTGGTAGGCAGTGACCATTCCCACCGCACTTTTTATCTCTTCGGGTAGGTCTAGTTGTAATAATTTGTTTTTTGCGTTGGGGTCGTTTTTTACTAAGGCATTGAAAGTATCAGCTACTTTCTCTTCTTGGGTTTTATTTAAAACCGCTTCGTCTTCTTCATCAAACTGGCTCAGCCATTGTGATGTTTTGTGTTGAGAGCTCAGGGTTTGAGCGGGTGTGAGGTTTTCTAGGGGGTCAAAGTCACTGCCGGAATTAAGTTCCGGTACAAAATCTGCTGCGGATGCTGTGACTAAGTGTTCTAAAAACAACTACTATTCCCCTTTGGTTGCGTGTGGTGCTCACGATTGGATTTGATTCTACTAGGTTTTTTTGTTTTTGTGTATACTTTCTCTGTCAACGCTTTTCACTCCTTCGTTTGGGCGTTGGCTCCTTGTTTGACGGATTAGACATCCTCCTTGGCCCCCACCTAACCCGTGGGGGTTTTTTTCTTTATACTGGGTATGCTCGTCACGTGAGCAGGGGGTGGTAGCGTTCGGCTTCACATACTTGGTGTTACTGCCCCCACCTACCTAATGTCTAATATTAGACATGACTCCTTAATTTTTTTACAAAATTTGACAAAAATTTATTTTGTGGCTGAGGAACACTGATCTCCGGGCTACGCACACATGACACCACTTAGGGTTGGTGGGTATCGGGTGGGGTGTTGAAGGTCGGGAAAAGCTCACGGAATGGTAGGATTAGTCATCGAGAAATCATCTCGGTCGCACATCATTGTGTGTCTATCAACGGGGACTTATGTCCCCAATTTCTTTTGGAGAATCACTATGTCTTTAATCACATCATACAAGTCGTTCGTATCAAGCAAGCTCGCATGGGCTGACGCTTTAGCCGAGGCTCTTGGCAAGAAGAAATTCTTGTCGGAAGAAGTTGTGGAGTCGCTGGCTCAGGCTCACGCCGAGGCTTACGGGGAGAAATATGGGCTAACCATTTTCTACCAACAGAGTGCAACGGGCTCTTGGTATTTCTACTCTGACGAGGAGTGCAATCGGGAGAGCAGACACGATACCGCAACGAAGCAATGGCAACGCAACGTAGCCCCGTATCACAATGTTAGGAAGCAGAAGGGCAACGGCAAGGTTAGCAAGCAGGTTGACGCTGTGCAATCGCTTGTGGAGAAGTTCGAAGCATTAACCAAGGCTGAGCAAGCACGCTTTTTACGCATCATCAAGTAATCAGGGACATTTGTCCCCAACACATTGGACAGAACTCGTGGAGTTAGCCGAGGAAGCGAGGCTTCTCTGCGGTTCTGTTTTATGTCAAATCCGTAGTTCTCAACAAGGAGTATCACAATGTTTTCTATTTTCTATGTATTACCTGACGCAAACCCATCAACCGCTTTCATACTCAAGACTGATGTGTATGGTCTAGAAGAAGCTGGCGAGGTATGGGACAAGCTCAGCACCCTGTTCAAAATGATTTCAGCAAAACCATAAGGAGTCAGTATGCTTAGTATCCAATCGTGCTGGAAAGCACACAACACAGGCAGGTTCTCACACCGCCTACGCAAGGTTCGCAGACGCCCATACACCAAGCTCTGCAATAGGTTGTTCAACAGATTCAGTAACCGCAGTCCATTAAGAAAGGAGTTTAATCATGCCTAAGTTCGACACCATATTGGTGTGCCATATGTATCACGAGGGTCGTTCTCCCGAATACATTGCCAAGCACCTACGCACTACCGAAGCACTCATTGAAGCAATCTTACAGAAACACTACAAAGGAGTATCACCATGCAACAACTAAACAAACCTATATACGAATCAAAGAACGAATGGCTTGTTATCCACAAAGATGACGAGGGTCGTATTGATAGACCTTACATAGTCCACGACCAAAAGAACAAGGTGTTTACATACAAGTCAGCACTCAAGTTCTTGAAGTCAAACAAGCTAGCCAATGATGGCATGAAGTCAGGCTGGTTTATCACCACACGCTTCGCACTCTCTCGTGCTAAATGGGCGATATGACAAGAACGGGGACACTTGTCCCCAACTTGTTGTGGAGTGGGGTGTTAAAACCCCAAGTTGACAATAGTCTAGCATTTCATAGTAGGTGGACACATAGTGGACGCCCTCCAAGGTATATGTTATATAGTTGTGTCCACTTGGCGACCTCTATATATATATATAAAAGAGATTAGAATACATAATAATAAGAGAGAAAAAAGTGGACAGAGTCTAGATGTTGAAAGACTTAGTAAGTTTAATAAAACTCTGTAGCTCGTATACACTTTGGTCGCTACCCCTTTCCCTCCTTATTCTGTATACTTCTCATGGCGTCCACATATGTGTCCACCTGTAGTTATTTGCTAGACTATTGTCAGATTTTTAGGAAGACCCTCATGCAACCCAGCAACAAAACGGGGACATTTGTCCCCACATCACAACAACCCGATAACGGGCAAGAACTACGATCATCACTTCTTTTGTGCAAAAGCTGTGGGCAAACTAAGCCAAAAAAGGAATTCCACCGAGTGCTGACCCTTGCTCAGAGCAGAGCTCTGCTTAAACGACCCACGCTAAAGACAAGGCACACCCTTTACTCAACCCTCTGCCAATCATGCAGACAACAACGCAAACGCAGAACACCACTATCCATCAAAGAGATACGAACCAAGATAACGACAGGCGACATCCACGCTACGCTAGGCGAAGCCATAATAAAAGAAAGAAAACAAGCACTACCAAGAAAGCGAAGCAAGGTCATGAAAGAGTATTGGCAAAAGAAAAAGACAGGCTGGCAAGACGAACTCAAGTCAAACCTACAAGCACAAGTCACACGCTATGCCACACGCTACTACTCATACAAAACCCAGCTACCTGATAACCCAACAGACAGACAACACGCCATGCTAGAACAGCATAGCTATAACTACAAAGAGGCACAACGAATTAGGCAAGACCTGATGAAGAAGGCACTATCGGGGACAAATGTCCCCACCGATATAAAAATCGAAACACAAATCAAACGAAGAAAGGTAGGTGTAGCATGAATTTAAAGCCGTTGTATGAGCACGACTGCCCACAATGCAAGTTCTTGGGTAGCGTAAAAGTCCCCATTCAAGCCTTTGAAGTGGCGGATATGTATAAGTGCGAGCATCAATATGTCCTGCGGTTTAGTAGCGACCCGTCTGACAATAGGTCTGGCACACACGAAACCCTAGCCTTTTGGTTTAGGACAGAGAAAGAAGTATTTAACAAGGAGGTAGCATGAAGTGGATGGATGAAGATCGTTATATGTGGGTGTTTCTCACCCTTGTTGCATTGTTCTTTTGGTTCCAGCTTATTAGGGCTGGTGTTTCTTGGTTGTTTAAATAAGGGGGACATTTGTCCCCAACACGTTGCAGTAAATACTTTACAAGGAGAATCAATATGAAAGGCAGACTCAAACAAGTGCCGAAAGGCGAGTCATTCACAGTAGATGTATTTGATGGTGGGTTAGCTGGCAAGTGTGTGCATGCCAAGTATGGCTTTGTGCATATCGAAGAAGCGAAAGCGGAGATCGACCGCATGAAGTTCAAGTTTGCACAAGATGGCGTTGATACCACAAACTACCTATACATCATTCGCCCTGTGGAAACATACGACTGGGTGTATGACGATGAGTATATCCAAGAGTTAGAGGCACACGCTACAAAGCTATACCTAAAAGATCACGACCCCGTTGATGATGGCTTGCCTAGCTTTGTTAATGGGTTTATTGAAGGTGTATTAGCACGAGAAGAGGAGTTGGTATGAGTCACTACACAGAGTATGAAACCGCATTAGAAGAAGACTTACCTAACATCATTCATTGCCTTACCGCACCCGAAGCACAAGACGATAGCGAGGCTGAGTTTGAACGCATCGAGGAGTTAAGTAGTGCGTTGCAAGGGTGGGAGTTTAAGTATGGTAGTGAGGTGCTAGAAGAGATTGAATCCCTCATCGCTGACATGGCACGACACCTTGTTGAGAACTGTGGCTACTCGGAGTTCAGTCATGGAAATTGATTGGGGTTACTGGTTGATGGAGATAGGTGCTTGGCTAATTGCCATTGGTCTTACCTTTGGCACATTCGCTGGGTTGTTATGGTGCATAGCCAAGCTATGCGAGTTAAACGATAGGAGATAGAGATGCCTAACATCAGACAATACCGCTACTTACACAAGGGCGAGAACGAGTGGCTTAGCGAACCACCAGTAGACCCAAGCGAAGAAGATCAGAAAGCGTGGGACGAAGAGTGGAAGACCATCAATCAAGAGTCAGGTGGTATGAAAGTCGAGTTCACCGAGGATATGTATATCAACAGCGAATACAGCGACACGCCTGAGTGGGTCAATGTAGAGATATTGGATAGCGGAGTCTTACCTTTCAAAATGGCACGAGGCATATTGTCTGCGCTTGATGGGGCTAGGGGCATTGTGTTTCACAGCCATTTCAACCTAGCTATATCAGACGATTGGGGTGGCTGGTCTGTGCCACGCCTTGAGGTAGGTGTAGGCGGTGCTTTTCTGACCATCTGCGCCAAGCATAGTAGTGAGGAGTTGGAGTTAAACATAACCGAGCAGTTCAACCAAGCGATAGGAGAAGCGTGATGAAAGCAAAGACCGAGCAGTTTGAGTGTGGCTACGCCATATATCAGGTAGCCGATGGGAGTTTTAGGGTCTACACCCTTGACGCAAAAGGTAAACGCATAGACGAGAGTGAGCCACTTGAGTTCTACGCAAATGCCGTATGCGCTTTAATTCAACGACTAATTAAGGAAGAAGACGATGAGTAAGATAACCGCAAAATTTGATACCAATGAAGTCACCAAAACACGCAAGGCGTGGATTAAAGAGTTGCTGAATGACGTTGTTATGCACTGCCAAGATGATGGATGCTATGCGGATAACACAGTCAATGACTTTTATCTGTATGGTTTTAAAGGTATTGAAAACATGACGGATGCAGAGCTATTAGACGAGATACAAAACATTCTTGAATATAAATACCACCCACAAGGAAACGACTAATCATGACCACATTCACAATGCAAGACCTTAATCAATTACCAAACACACCCGAGGAGGATGAAGCAATGGACGCACTAGCTAAGCTAGGTGGTGGTGTATCACTAGGCGAAATGTTCACAGATATGGGCAAAGCCTTAGCCAACCACGAACTAGCCCATCAACAGGCACAACAAGCAAGACTTAACAACGCACCCCCACAACCAGCAATAACGAAGGAGCAATGGATGGAATACGGCATGAATAACCCAATCAGCGCAAGCGCAATAGACTACGCTACACAACACGCCTCCGAACCTCAGCCTACCCCAACGGGGACAGATGTCCCTAGCATAGACACCATCATCAACACCATCTGCACCCAACTTCAGCTTCTTGCTACGGTCATCAAAGAAAAACAGGGGAATTCCCTAAATGTGGAAGACCAATCCAAAAGCTTGCAAGAGTGCGTGAGCCTAACCCTGCAACAAGCTGACTGGTTCAAAGACTTGATTCGGCATGAGTTGATTGGCGGTGGTATTGAAGACCTAGCCAAAGATGCTGTGCAAGATGTTGTGGAGAATGAGGTTGAGTCTTACTTCGAGAATAACTTTGACCCTAGCTACCACTTCGACTTCGATGATGCGGTGTCAGATGCGGTTGACGACAGAATCGACAACATCGTTAGCGACAAAATTGATGACGCAGTTGAGTCCTATCTAGCAGAAGCAACAATCACAATCAGCAAATAACGGGGGTATGAATGAATGAATGTATTTAAGAGAACCAAGCGCAAGGGTTATCGGCAGATAGATAACCGATGCAAGGAGTATTGCGAGGGGTGCGCTACTTGTGAGGCGTATCGGTTTTTGGAAATAGCGGGTAAGTTTCCTGATACCCACGAAATACTGTGGGAGTTTATGAAAGAGAGGGTAATCAAATGAGCAAGGTAATTGAGGTAGAAGTATTCAAGTATGACGAACTTGACGACAGCGCCAAGCAGAAAGCTCGTGAGTGGTACCTCGAGGGCATGGACTACGAGTGGTGGGAAGGCACTTACGAGATGGCTATCGAGGACGGCAAGGAGAAAGGCTTTTACATCGACAAGATTTACTTCTCAGGTTTTCACTCACAAGGCGATGGCGCTAGTTGGACAGGGCAAGTCGATGTAAGGCAATGGTTGGAGACAAATGTCCCCGATTCGATCGGGTTGTCTGCATGGTGTCAGCTCATACAGGAAGACGTTGTCAGCAAATTCAGTAAGGTCGAGGCTAACAACGCACACTACTGCCATGAGAGCACGATGAACTTTAGTGATGTGTGGGATGAAACGGGTATGGAAGACGACTATCAAATGGCGTTGCCATCTATCTTCAACGGCATGACTATCGCCAACCTATTCGACATCATCGCCACCGACACCGACTGCCCTTACAAGGATGTAGACGGCATCACCCAAGCAATAACCGAGTCGGGCAAGGACTACGCCCGAGACATTTACCAACGACTAAGAGAGGAGTACGAGTACCTATGTAGCGAAGAAATGATGCTTGACCATTTTGACTGTAACGCTTACTTTTTTGATTCTGATGGGAGATTGGCATGACGCAAGACAATATAGAAGCAGAAGCAAACGAAGCCTTTTATAAATGGGAAGCAAAGCTATTCGGTGATACCTCACCGCTTAGCGATAACGACCGCAACCTATTCGTAACAGGGTATGTAATAGCAACACTAACCAAAGGAGAATTAGCATGATCACATATCAAATAGCACACGAGCAGTTCATTACCACCAACAAGCCACCACGCAGTAAGAAGTACAACGAGTATCAACGACCCTTGCGCAGAGTATCCGAGGCACACCTGATGTTGCAGAAAGATGCGCACAGTTATGTCTACAAGATCAACGGCGTAGATGTCGTCAGAGTGTACGAACCAAACGAGGCAGGCGAGTATGAGGTAGCAGTCATTGGCTTGTATGGTACATACGACATCAACTTGCAGTACAAGTTCACAGGCTATTACAACGGCATCGGTGTTGAAACTACGCTAGGTGACATGGTTCGTGTGCCACTTAACCCCAACTACCGAGATCAGGGCAAGGACTTCTCAGCTCTGCTTACCTACAATAGTTCTGACCAACTCATTGTGGAGAAGTCATGGCATGCTGACATATACCGCCTCGCCTCAACCAACGATGACAAGGCAACACGCAAGTCACTCAAAGAGGAGCTCGATGCCTACGTCACGCTTCAGATGTTCAAGCTACCCACACTCAAGGATAACGTCAAGCTAGAGTCATCTATGGGTGCGCCGTTCGGTGAGTCACGCTTAGGCTATTCGATTCAGTCAACCATGCGTGATGCTCTGACCAACCGACCCCTACCACTCGAATCAATCAGCTTCATGCAGACGTTCGATGAGGTGGCGCAAGATTGCTTCGACATGCTAGCCAGTAAGAAGGTATACAACGCTGACAGCTACGGCAATCTGTTCCACAAGATCAGCCATTGGGCTAGGTCACGCAACCCCGCCGATGCCGATGATGCACAAGAGAAAGCTGATGACATCGTGGCTAGCATCACCGCTGACGAGTTCAAGAAGTCGCTGGTTGCTAGGCTTATGTCGTTCGCTGGACTATCCAAGGGTAGTGAGTCGGTACCCCTGCCACAGTTTGGCAAGACGTTGCCGAGAACTTATTACACCCGAGCCAATAAGAAAGGAGAGTGATATGGATTGATATAGCTTGATATGGATTGATATAGATAGCTATGGATTATAGAAAATAGTATGTTATCATTTCTAAAAAACAGTAGTACAATAAACCACAAACGAGGATATAAGAATCATGAAATTACTTAATTCACTACAAGTAGCAAACGCAATCAAGATGATTGGTCACAAGCGCACCATCATTGTTCAAGGTGAGAATGGTATCGGCAAGACTGGTATCTATCACACCCTCGAGCGTGACCCACACTTTGCCAATCACGTTGCAGTCAAGCTCGACTGTACGCAGATGTCTGATGGTTCTGTGTGGATGCCTGACATCGATCGTGATGCAGGCGTATCTCGTGAGTTACCTAACGAGCGCTTCGGTGTTAGCAAAGCTAATCAGAAGGGTATCAACGGCGCACGACCATCGCTTGTATTCCTTGACGAGTTAGCCAAAGCTAAGCAATACATCAAGGACGTGCTTGCACCTATCGTGTACGAGCGTGCTGTTGGTAACTACGAGATGGCTGAGGGTTCAGTCGTGTTCGCTGGTACTAACCTTGCGGTCGAGGGTCTAGGCGATAGCATACAAGCTCACCTACGCAATCGTCTTGTGTTCCTTACCATGCGCAAGCCTACTCAACCCGAGTGGTATACATGGGGTGTCGACAACGGCATCGACCCTATTCTTTTGGCATGTACCAACGAGAATCCACAATGGTTCGATAGCTTCCTTGACTTCCAAGATGGCGGTAAGTATGCGGGTCGTGATCAGTCTAAGGAGAATGACGTTATCTTCAATCCGTTGTTATCTCAGCAGGCTTACATCACACCTCGTTCGTTGCACTCTGCGTCAGACATTGTCAAAGAGCGTGAGTTCCTTGACACCGATACGTTGCAGGGTCTACTCGAGGGTACGATCGGTCGTGCTGGTGCTGAGGTATTGGGTGCATTCATTCGCTTCGGCGATGAAACACCACCCTTCTCTAAAATCGTATCGTCCCCAAGCACTTGCCCTATCCCTAGCAATCCAGTAGCACAGATCATTACTGTGCTCAAGTGTGTCACGCAAACTTCCACTAGAGAAGAAGCCGAGGCATGCACCGAGTATGTCATGCGTAACCGTCGTGAGTTGCAGTCTATGTTCGCTAACAACATTGCCAACTCAACTCGTGCGGCGCTGTTCGTTACAGTCAAGCCGTTCCAAGCATTGATGAACGACAACAAGATTTATTTCTCAACCAAGTAAGGAGGATGTATGTCTAAGACATGGGATAAGTTATCAGCACCCGATCGGGTGATTGCAGTACACGTTGACTTCAGCAACAACAAAGACTTTGCCGGTCTATCAGGTGTTGTCTATGTAGGTGACGTCAAGTTCGAGGACATCGGCACAGCAGGCACAGATGGTCGTGATGTATGGTATGACCCTGCGTTTGTCGGTGGTCTTAACCGCAAGCAGTTGCGCTATCTCGTTGCACACGAGTCGTTGCATAAAGCGCTGATGCACTGCACTAACTATGTAGAGCTATCCAAGAAGTATCCACAGCTATGCAACATGGCTATGGACTACGTAGTCAATGCAACCATCGAGGAGATCGACCCCAACTTCACGTTTGTCGAGCGCATAGTAGACCCTGCGCCATTGGTTGACGACAAGTACAAGGGCTTCTCATTCATCGAGGTGTTGCAAGACTTGTTGCGCAATCCTCCACCACCCCCACCCGATAACCCACTCGGTCAAGGCGATGGCAACGGCGGTGCTATGGACAAGCACATCTTCGGTACGGCAGAGCTAGGTAGCAAGGAAGCCAACGAGCTAGGTCGACAGATCGATGACGCTATCCGTCAAGGCAAGATACTGTCCGACAAGCTAGCTGGTAAGGGTTCACGCAACAGCCCACTCGATCGTGCTACACAGAAGCGTGACACTAATTGGCGTGAGCATATGCGTGAGTGGATTGTTGCGCTATGTGAGGGTGATGAGTACTCTCGCTTTGCACCACCCAACAAACGCTTGCTACCTCTCGGTGTTGTCATGCCGTCTCACTTCTCCGAGGCTACTGGTGAGCTCATCGTTGCGTGTGATACGTCAGGCTCTATGGCAGGCATCTACCCAACAGTATTCGGTGAGATCGCCCGCATTGCACAGAACGTCAACCCTGACAGCGTACGTGTTGTGTGGTGGGACAGCGAGGTGTGTGGTGATCAGGTATTCAAACCTCATGAGTTCGATCGTATCGCTAGCTTGCTTAAGCCTGCAGGCGGTGGTGGTACATCACCACAATGTGTTGTTGAATATATCCGCAGTAAAAAGTATCAGCCCAAAGGTGTTGTGTGGTTAACCGATGGGTATCTCGATGGTAGTGATGCCGTTGTTGACGTGCCTGCGTTATGGGGTGTTGTTGACAATGATCATTTCGTACCACCACAAGGCAAAGCAGTTCGTATCTACTCAAACTAAGGAGCATTACACCATGAATACAATTCATGAAAAAGCATTAACAAACGCAATCAAATTACTCAACGCAATCGGTGCCAAGTACGCTATCGTAGACAGCGATAGTAAGAAGCATGGCGACTTGGAAGTTATTACCAAGAAGAAACGTGCGCCTGCTAAGTATCCGTATGGTGTTATCCGTAAGCACATCAAGCCTTACCTTGACCACATCAAGGTGAACGACACCGCTCGTATTCCTGTATCACCATACGATGCACATACTGTGTATGGGTCAGCATCATCAACGGCTACTGTGTTATGGGGTAAGAACTCGCATAAGGTAGGGCTATCAGAGGACAAACGCTTTGTGCTTATCACACGCACCGAGAAGATGGACGACCTCGATGATTTGTTTTCTAAACTAGGTATCAACTAAGGGGGATGTATGCGAGTAAGTCCTGCTACTGGCGAGAAAGCATGTTCTAAATGCAAGAAGGTAAAAGACGTAACACTTTTTGGTCGGGACAGCCATTATAAAAATGGTTATTCCGCTAGATGTAAAGAGTGTTTGTACGCTAAGAACAAAGCAAAGAGAGAAGCTAACCCAACGTATAGGCACGACTATTACATTAGCAATAAGGAAAAGAGCAATGCTCAATCTAAGGAGTGGTATCAAAAAAACAAAGAGCGTAGGTTAGCTAAAGCTAAAGAGTGGGCGCAAGCTAACCGAGAAGCAACAAGAGAGCTATCAAGAAAGCACGAACACATGTCAAGAAAGGAGTTAGGTGATAGCTACATACGCAAAACGCTCTCTCAATACTCAACCATTGGAAGGGCAGATATACCGCAGTATTTAGTAGAAGCAAAACGAGAGCATATCAAACTGATAAGGAGTATTAAAAATGCCAAGAGCTAAAACGATTAAGCAAGTTAAAACAATCACAGACTTGCGCAACAATCTAGCCGAAGTATTCGTATCGCTACGCAATGGTAAAACGGAATTGGATGAAGCAGAAGTACTGGCTAATGTAGCTGGGAAAATGATTAACTCAGCCCGAACACAGATCGAGTACAGCATAGCTAGAAACGAGAAACCCTACGTACCATTTTTAAAATAAGGAGGATGTATGGCACGATATAACATTGACACATGTGCTTTATTAGTAGAACTCAACGTATCACAATGGACTGCACGCAAGCTAGACCGCTCGACTACTGACGAGTTGGTCACTAACAAGAACGCACAAGCGAAGGGTGCGGCTCGTGTTAACAAGCACTTGTTTGCAGGACGTAGTGAGTTAGATGTAGTAGGTCAGCACGTTACAGAAACACGTAGCTTTGTGTATGACAACACGTTGCCTTGGAGTGACTCGGGTATACGTCTATTGCCAAGCGCTAAGTTCATGGACTTTAATGCTAAGTTACAACAGGCAGAGGATAAGTTCTATGGGTTAGTTACTGAGTTCGTTACTGTGTATCCATCGCTGATCACAGCGCAGGCTATGGCTCTCGGTGATATGTTCAACCGCACCGACTACCCACACCCTAGTGACATCGAGCATCGGTTCCGCTTCAACGTGAACTACATGCCTGTGCCTGCATCGGGTGACTTTAGGGTAGACATTGGTAATGATGCACAAGAAGAACTGCGCAAGAAGTTGTCGAGCCTAGCAGATGAGCGTGTTGACTACGCAATGAAGGACATCAAGGGTAGATTACTCGAGCACCTGAAGCGTATGTCCGACCGCTTGGCTATTGACTATGTTAGTGGTGAGGCTAAGCCTCGTAAGTTCCACGACTCATTGCTCGATGGTGCGCATGACTTGTGTGACTTGGCTAGCAGTTTGAATATAATCAACGACCCACAGCTAGATGATGCACGCAAAGCGCTAAAGAAAGCCATCGGCGGTATCGATGTGAAGGACTTACGCAAGGATGTGGGAGCACGCAACGATGTCAAGACTCAGGTCGATGACATCTTATCTAAGTTTAGTTTTTAAGGGGGTTATATGAACGCATATACAACGCAAGCAATACGAAAGCGCCACAAACTGGTGTGGCAAGACGAGTACATCGTGGGCATGGTGGGTAAAGAAGCACCACTAAGCACAAGTGGTGTGTTTAAGATAGCTGAGGCAGAAAGTGTTATGTCACAGGCAACCACGCACAAGTATCTTAAGAGAGTTGTTGCCAAGAAGTTGGTACAAGAGAAAGTCGCTAAGCCTGACAGACGTGCCAACGAGCTAACACTAACAGAGAAAGGCATAAACTTTTTACAGGAGATCAAGCATGGCTATGTCGGAAAGTGAAATTCTATTGATGATGCGTGAGAACGCCGCACTATGTAACCTTGAAGCTGAGGTAATCATTGCACTCAAAGCGCATAAAGTTAACGATCAGAAGATTGTCGATCAACAACTTCATGAAATCGTAGTCTGCCTACAACGTATTGATGAGGTACGTAGGCGCTATGGTAAGGAGGATGCTTGACACCCGAAGCCAAAGTTAAAAAGAAAGTTGTCGATGTTATTAAAAAGAACGGTGCTTATTACTTTTTCCCTGCTACTGGTGGCTATGGGCGTAGTGGGGTTCCTGATGTTGTGTGTTGTTATCGGGCTGTGTTCGTTGCTATCGAGTGTAAAGCTGGCAATAACAAACCCACGCCTTTACAAGAGGCAGAGATGGATAAGATCAGGCAAGCGCAGGGATTTGTCAGAGTGGTAAACGAAGACAACATCGATGACGTACAAGAAGTATTCGACATCATAGACAAAGGGCTAATGCCATGATTAAAGATAAGACCAAAGAGCAAGCATATGACGAGGTGCAACAGCAACTCAACCTATGCACAGTAGATAAGGCTGTTCATTCAGCCGCAGTAATCATAGTCAATAACGAGAAAGAAACCGTCAAGGTTTACGGATTGAATATGGATGAGAGCGAACTGCCAATGCTACTCATCGAAGCCGCCGCAAATGTAAGTGAAACTATTTCCAATCTAATCAAGAACAGGACTATCCAATGAAATCAGCAAACTTTGAAACATACAAACCAAAACCAAATGAGTTCGCCGTTGCACAATCACGCACAGGCACACCCCTCAAACCTTATGTACCAACACCACACCCATTCGTTGAGCGCTTACTTGAGCACCGCAGTATCCCAAGCCTATGGACACCGGGCACTATCGGGAGTGGTAAATGAAAGCTAACTTATTCGTAGCAACACCAATGTATGGTGGTGTATGTAACGGCGCATACACAGTAGGTATGGTGCAGATGGCTAGCACGCTAAGCCCTGAGAACATAGCTTTCCGTTACGGGTATATGACCAACGAGTCACTTATCACACGAGGACGTAACGCTTTAACATACGACTTCTTGGATACTGATTGCACACACTTGATGTTCATTGATGCAGACATCGGCTTTCACCCATCGCACATCGTACCTATGATTGATGCTGACAAGGACATCATCTGTGGTATCTACCCCAAGAAAGAAATTAATTGGCCCAAGGTAGAACAAGCCGTTAAGGATGGCGTGCCTATGCAAGAGCTACATCTGCATACTGGTAGCTTCGTTGTTAACTTAGTAGGCGGTGCGCTACACCAAGAAGGCAATCTATATGAACCGATGCAGATTGAGAACGGCGGTACTGGGTTCATGCTTATTAAACGTAACGTCTTCGAAACCCTAGCACCGCTAGTGCCTGAGTATAAGAATGACATGTGGCGTGCAGTTGATGAGCAAAAGCCCAAGGTTATCAAAGAGTTCTTTGCAACAAGTATTGACGAAGAGTCAGGCGGTCGCTTGTTATCTGAGGACTATCACTTTTGCAAGATCGCACGCAAGGCAGGCTTAACCATATGGGCGGCGCCTTGGGTACAACTAGAACATCATGGTGCGTATTGTTTTAGTGGGCAGTTGACAAGATCATGAGTGCACCATTCGACAAGATACTTGTCATTGATTTTGAAACACGTTGGGATAGCAAAGAGTACACGCTTAGTAAGATGACGACTGAGCAGTACATTCGTGACCCACGATTCAAAGCCTTTGGTCTGTGTTATAAAACGCTAGACGTTGAGGAGGACATCACATGGGTATCACACGATGACATACAAGACTGGGTTGACTCAGTTGATTGGAGTCGGACGGCGGTGCTTGCGCATAATGCTCAGTTTGATATTGCTATCCTTAGCTGGGTTTATGGGGCGAAGCCTTGCTTTATTTTTGACTCTCTATCTATGGCTCGTGCTCTTAGGGGTGTGGAAGTAGGCAACAGCCTAATGAAACTAGCCGAGGTGTATGAGCTACCGCCAAAGGGCAACGCAGTTCACAGCACCAACGGCATGAGCGAGTTGGCATACGAGGTAGAGCAAGAGCTTGCTGAGTACTGTAAGCATGACGTGTTCTTATGCGAGAAGATATTTGAGCGCTTGATGATGGAAGTTGACAACGGCTTTCCTCTGAAAGAACTTAAGCTAATCGACATGACGCTACGCATGTTCACCAACCCTGTATTAGAACTAGACGAGGAGATGTTACGTGAAGCGATTGAAGATGAAAAGAACAAACGTGAAGCGTTACTTGCAAAAATTAACGTTGACGAGTCGGCGCTTGCTAGTAACGATCAGTTTGCTAGAGTACTTATTGAAATTGGAGTCGTGCCTCCGAAGAAGATCAGCAAGACGACTGGTAAAGAAGCTTTTGCGTTTGCTAAAAACGACGCACTCTTCCAAGCGTTACTTAACAGCGATAACGAGGATGTTGCCTTACTCTGCGAAGCAAGGCTCAAAGTCAAATCAACGCTCGAACGAACACGAGCACAGAGATTCGTTGATATATCGGAAAGAGGCACGCTTCCTGTCCCGCTTAACTACTACGGCGCACACACCGGTCGTTGGTCGGCGTCCAAAGGTTCGGGGCTTAATCTTCAAAACCTCAAAAGGGGGTCTTTCTTACGTAAAAGTATTCAAGCGCCGGAAGGCTACACGCTTGTCGTATGCGATCTCTCGCAGATTGAACCTAGAGTCTTGGCATACCTTGCGGATTACCAATCCCTACTTGACATCTTCTCTTCGGGCAAGGACGCATATGCGGCGTTTGGTGCGCAAATGTTCGGCATACCGAATCTGAATAAGAACGACCACCCTGACCTACGACAGTCAGCTAAGTCAGCACTACTGGGTTGTGGCTATGGCATGGGTTGGGCTAGCTTTTCTGCACAACTACTTACTGGTTTTCTAGGTGCGCCACCTACCATGTATGACAAAGCGTTTGCCAAGCAGTTGGGGGTAAGTGCACAAGATGTGAACGACTTCATTGGTTGGGAAAAGAACATGGAAATGATGCGTGCTATACCGCATACCTGTTCGGAGAAAGAGTTGCTGATACATTGTCTTGCCGCCAAGAAAATCATCGACAAGTACCGAGAAGCCGCCAGCCCTGTGGTTGAATTATGGGATCTGTGCAACTCGTTGGTGAGTAACAGTCTACATCAGGGTAAACCCTATGTATATAAATGCCTAACTTTTGACAAAGAGCGTATACTGTTACCTAGTGGTCTTGCTTTAAAGTACCCTGATTTAACTGGAGAAGCCGATAACAAAGGGCGTATTCAGTGGGTTTATGGCGTCGATGAGAAGTCAAGGCGCAAGCTGTATGGCGGTAAGATAGTAGAAAACGTAGTACAAGCGGTAGCAAGATGTGTGATGACGGATGGCATGCTCAGGATACAAAAGAGGTATTCCTGCGTATTGACTGTGCACGATGAGGTTGTGTGCCTAGTACCCGAAGACGAAGCCAAAGAAGCTGAGCAATGGGTTTTGGAGCAGATGATTAAAGACCCTTCGTACATGCCCGGCATACCATTGGATGCTGAAACAGGATGTAACAAACGATACGGAGAAGCTAAGTAATGCACGAGATCAACGATGTGCTAACACCAAAAGAATTGAAAGCCCTGACTTTGCGTGAAGCTGGATACACGTTTATTAGGATGAAGAAAGAGTTTGATGTGAGCGCTACAGGAGTACAAAGATACTATCAACGAGCACGTCGCAAACAAGAAAAATGGATAAAGCATCACAGAATGTTAGACGCCATACTGTTTGAGTTACTGCCAATAACTAATCAAATCAAGGAGTTATGCAAATGAAGATACCAAAAGAAGTTGTCATAGGTAATACCCCCCACCAGATATGCACGAAAAAAAGTGTAGTCGTAGGAAATACCATATGTCATGGGTCGTTTGACGAAGAAGCACACACCATCACCATAGCCAAAGGCAACCCACTTAGAGGGTATAAGTATGACGCGGATGAGCGAGCTAATACCTTTTGGCACGAGCTTACCCACGCAATTCTTTACGATATGGGCAACAAGCTGACGCATGACGAGCGGTTTGTAACTGAGTTCTCCAACCGCTTAGACCAAGCTATCAAGACTGCGAGGTTTTAAATGGGCGAATACGAGCCACGTTGGAGTGACGAAGAACAGACCATGATTGACCTGATGAAGTTGGCTGGCTTTGGGGTTGTGCCTAACATCAACCGAGAACACACAACCATTCAGCTATACACCCCCGATGGAAACACAACACCGCTTGTATTCAGAGCCGACACCGAGTACGAAGCAGTCCGCAAGGTGTTTAAGTTTGTAACCGATGGTAAGGGAAGTAAGTATGCCGAATTTATCTGATGAAGACGAGTGCATGCTAAGTCTTATACAGATTGCTGGCTTTCCTGTCGAGATCAAACATGGATTGTTTACGTGGAATGAGGCAGAAGCTGGATTTCCACCTCGCATGGGCATGCCATACAGGGCGCACTCAACGGCTGATATAAACGAGGTAGTAAAGATTTTTGAATTTTGGAAGAAACATCATGGCAAAAATTAAATGGTCGCACTCAGGGCTTAAAGACTTTGAGGGCTGTGCAAGACGTTTCCACGAAGTCAAGGTGCTCAAGAACTACCCGTTCACAGACACAGTTCATACTATTTACGGCAAGCAAGTACACGAGTCTGCTGAACACTACGTACGAGATAACGTACCACTACCCCCTGAGCATGAATTCATGAAGCCTACGCTTGACTCACTACTCAAAAAGACAGGGCGCAAGTTAACCGAGCATGAGATGGGGTTGAAAGAAGACCTGACCCCATGCGATTTCAACGACCCTGACGTATGGGTGCGTGGTATTGCTGACCTACTGATTGTGGATGACGATGGGCTCAAGGCTAGGGTAGTGGACTATAAGACAGGCAACGACAGATACCCCGACCGAGATCAGCTAACCCTGATGTCTTTGATGGTGTTTGCCCACTTCCCCCACATACGCCAAGTGAACTCCGCTCTGCTATTTGTTGTAAAGAACTCTATGGTCACACAAGTGATGACCGTAGAAGAGAAAGAGTTTCATTGGTGGAGATACAGGGAGAGGGTAGCCAAGCTAGCCGCTTCGTACGACAATGATGTTTGGAACCCGACCAGCACACCGCTATGCGGTTGGTGCCAAGTGAAGGGTTGCGAATTTAACCCAAAACACTAAGGACAATCATGGCAACAAAACGCAACTACGCACAAGAATACGCTAACTATGACGGCACAGAAATGGTCAAGAAGAAGCGAGCACAACGCAACAAAGCACGACGCATGCTAGAGCGTGAAGGTGTGGTACATAAGGGTGACGGCATGGACGTTGACCACAAAAAGCCACTAAGCAAGGGCGGTACAACGACCCGCTCTAACATTAAAGCCGTACCAGCTAGCAAGAATCGCTCTTTTAAACGTACTTCTAAAGGTGCTATTAAATAATGGGTATATCAGACAAGGACTATGCTGACGCAATAGAGCACCAAAGACTACATATAAACGCTCTATCAGCAGAACAAGTGAAGGCAATACAAAATACAGTAACAGTAAGTGGCGCATACCCAGCAAACGTAAGCGTTACGCCATCGGGCTCAAAAATACTGACTGAAGCAGACTTACAAAACGATGCCATGAAAGCGCCGTTGTCTGCGTTGATAGATATGTGGACAATGCGTTGGCAAGGAGAGTGGGTTGACGAAGCTGACTTCCAAGAGGATGACTTTTGGCGCATAGCTTTGATACGGCTCGTTGGTGCAAACAAGTTGGAGAAGCATCACTTAGCTAGCCAGTATGCCGCTGTATATAGGATTATTGAATAATGCAAATCATAGAAAACAAAGCGTTGTTGTTTAAGACACGCAACCCTGACAAGTACAGCGTTATACCAAGAAGCAAAATCGTAAGCGAAGACAACGGCACGTTTGAAGTGGCTGTGTTTTGGGGGCTAGATGAAACCCGTGTGCTCCGCAACCTAGGTGTTAAGAACGCACCATCGCCCATAACGGCACGCTACAACTGGCCCGGTCGTCATAAACCCTTTGCACATCAGATAGATACGTCGTCTTTCTTGACAATGAATCGCCGAGCGTTTGTGTTCAACGACCCCGGTACTGGCAAAACTTTCTCCGCACTATGGGCGGCTGATTACTTGATGAAGCTAGGGCATGTACGCCGTTGTTTGATTCTGTGTCCGCTATCCATCATGCACGATGCTTGGATTAGTTCGATTGGAAAGAGCATCATTCACCGCTCAGTAGTGGCAGCACACCATGTACAAGCATCACGCCGTATTGAGATGGTTCAAGGTTCTTATGAATTTGTTGTGGTGAACTATGACGGCTTGAACCTGATAGCTGACGAGGTTGCCAACGATGGGCGCTTTGACTTGGTGATTGTGGATGAGGCTAATGCGTACAAGAACCCAACTACCAAGCGGTGGAAGTCGCTCAACAAGATTCTCAAGCCTGACACTATGTTGTGGATGATGACAGGCACACCAGCCTCACAATCTCCTGTGGATGCGTATGGTTTAGCTAAGCTAGTGAACCCTTCAGGTGTACCGAAATTTGCTACGGCATGGCGTGACAAGGTAATGAACAAGCTGACTAAGTTCAAGTGGGCTCCAAAACTTAATGCACAGCAGGATGTGTACGATGCCCTTCAGCCAGCAATACGTTATACAAAAGAAGAGTGCACCGACCTACCGCCTGTGCTTACAGAGACACGAGAAATTCCCCTTACGCCTCAACAAGTTAAGTACTATCGCATGCTCAAAGATCGTATGGTTATGCAGGCATCGGGCGAGACTATTACTGCGGTTAATGCGGCGGCTGGTGTAAGTAAGTTGCTACAAATTTCAGCAGGGGCGGCGTATACAGATGACCACGAGGTTGTTGAGTTCGACTGTGCGCCTCGCTTGAACGTGCTACTTGAGGTGTTGGAAGAGACCAGCCGTAAGGTAATCGTGTTTGCACCATTCAGACACAGCATTGAAACAATCCACAACCACTTGCTCAAACACAACATAGCAAGTGAAGTGATACATGGTGATGTAAGCGTCAATAAACGTACCGACATCTTTAAAAGATTTCAGACAAACCCTGACCCAAGGATTTTAGTAGTTCAGCCGCAAGCCGCATCGCATGGCGTAACACTTACTGCGGCTGATACTGTGGTGTTCTATGGTCCTGTTATGTCGGTAGAAACGTATTTACAATGTATTGCTCGTGCAGATCGCATCGGACAAACGTCAACCAATGTGACGGTGATACACTTGCAAGGTAGCGAAATTGAAAAGCGTATGTTCAAACAACTTGAGAAACGTGTTGAAGGGCACGACCTTCTCTTGAACCTATACAAGGAGGAAATTAATTTATAAGGAAAACCCTATGTCGGGTTACTTAGCATCTTTACTGATGTATAATCTTTTACAAAGGAGCATATAAATGCCAAACGAGGATGATGTAATACCGCTAGATAAACTAGCAAGAGTCTATCGCAAGATATACTCAAGGGTTCAAGAACTGACCAAGGATTATGAGAGTCAGATCGAAGAACTCAAAGCGAAGCAAGACGAGATTAAGAACGCCATGAAAGATCAGATGTTGGCATTGGGCAGTAGCTCTGTGCGCACAGATGAAGGCACGATTATTCTTTCGCAAAAGACACGCTACTATACGGACGACTGGGATTCCTTCAAGACGTTTGTTGTGGAGCATGATGCACTAGACCTGTTTGAGAAGCGTATAGCGCAGAAGAATATGTCTATGTTTTTAGAAGAGAACCCCGGCGTAGTGCCAGCCGGACTCAACTCGATGTCTGAGTATGCAGTAACAGTACGTAAACCAACCAAATAGGAGTAGTAATTATGGGCGATCTAGCCAACTTTAATCCCAATCAGACCCCAGCATTTGCACGCAAAGGGGAGTTATCCGCACTAGCCAAGAGTCTTACTGGTGGCACAGGCGGCGGTAGTACAAAACGTATCTCTATCAAGGGCGGTGTATTCCGTTTGATGGCAGATGGTAAAGAGATCACATCCATAGATGATCGCCATCTTGATGTTGTTATCGTAAACGCCGCACCTAAAATCAGCCGTACATTCTACGCTGGACAATACGTTGAAGGCGAGACCAAAGGTCCTGACTGCTGGTCTGCTGATGGCGATAAGCCTGACGCAACTGTTGAAGAACCACAAGCAAGTGATTGCGCATCATGCCCAATGAATGTTAAGGGCTCAGGTCAGGGCGATTCTAAGGCTTGCAGATTTAGTCAGCGTTTAGCGGTTGTTTTGGCTAACGATGTTGGTGGTGATGTCATGCAGTTGCAGTTAGCCGCTACATCAATCTTCGGTAAAGAAGAAGGCGAGAAACGCCCACTTCAAGCCTACGCTCGTTACCTTGCCGCACAAAGCATTAACCCTGAGACGTTAGTTACCCGCTTGCGTTTCGATACTAAAGCCGCAGTACCCAAGTTGTTCTTTCAACCATTACGTTGGTTAGAGGATGATGAGTACGCAGTTGCAGTTAAGAAGGGCGAATCTACCGAAGCAAAGCTAGCTGTAACAATGTCAGTAGCTAAGCCAGCAGATAAGCCCCTACAACTTGAGGGCGCTAAGCCAAAAGCTAAAGCCGCACCAGTAGAAGAAGCAGAAGAAGTTGATGAGCCTGAGAAGCGTAAGCCAGCTCCAAAGGCAACCGCAGTACCACAGAAAAAAGCCAGTAGCTTAGCCGCTACAGTTGACGAGTGGGATGACGAGTAATAATAAATAGGGGGGCTTGTCCCCCCAATACAACGAGAAGATCATGGCTTATTCAGAAGAAATTAGAAACACAACGAAGAACGCACCTAAGACGCTGGGCAACCAGTTGGGGCGGTGGGCGATCAGCTTAGATTTCCCAGTAATAGAAGTAGCAAAATTTACAGGCGCAACAAGACAAACTGTGTACAACTGGTTCAGCGGAACCGAAGTAACCAACGCATATAAGATGCGTGTGCAGTCCTTGTTGAACATACTCCAATCTAGCAAGACATCCGAAGAGGCACTAAGACAATGCAACAAACATCAATAGCACCCCCAATCCATGCCGCATCTCTTAGTGATCTTGAACTGTTGCGCTTTTGTGAAGAGTCTGTATATACACAAGGTCTGCCTAAGAATTTACAAATAGAATTAGTTCGCCGTTTTGCTGACAAGATAGTACTCACACGCACTTATTAACTCGAAAGGTTTCACATGACGTCGCAGGAATTCCTAGCGACTGTGCTACCGACTTCGGGTATTTATTGCGCCGTAGAAATTAGCACAGCTAAAAAAGAACATGTGTTCGTTAACACGATTGACGAACTGTATAACGCCGCCATAGCGTTTGATGAAAAGAAGTACAACACTTTCTACGCCTTAGCCACATTTAATGATGAGAAGAAACGCCTTGCAGATAACGCAGTAAAGATCAGGTCGCTGTTTTTAGACATTGATTGTGCAGTAGGCAAAGACTACGAGAACAAAGCCGATGCCGCTCGTGCATTGGATCAGTTTTTAGAAGACTCTCGCTTAAGTACTTTGGGTATGCCGTGGATTATTTCCAGCGGTGGGGGATTGCACGTTTACTTTCCGTTTACCGAAGAAGTAGATATTGCCACTTGGAAACCTGTTGCAGAGAACTTAAAGCGGTTGTGTAAGAAGCTTAAGTTCAACATCGATTACTCCGTTACAGGGGACGCCGCACGTATCCTGCGTGTGCCTGATACACACAACTACAAGCAAGAGAAGCCACGCAAAGTAACCATAAAAGTGGCAGGCGGTACATTCAATTTTGAAGCCCTTGCAGAGCACCTTAAAGAAGAGATTGGTGTTGCGGCATACGAAGGGCTACCAACGCTACAACTGCCCGGCACACGCCCTAAATTAGCCCCTAATGCCAACAGCGTTAAGCTGGTAGAGAACAGCATTACTTTCTTTAAGAACATCAAAACTTGTGGTCAGATTAACTACTACAAAGAGCATGCGCAAGAAGACGGCATGGAACCCTTGTGGCGTGGCATCCTCAGCATAGCTAAATCCTGCGATGATGGAATGGAAGAAGGGCTAGCGCTATCAGCCATGCACCCCTACGATTTAGATCGACACAACACCAAGTGGAATCAGATCAAAGGACCATATAAGTGCGTCAAGCTAGATGAGGCAAACCCCGGCATCTGTATGGAGTGCCCTCACTTTGGCAAGATTACTAACCCCCTAGCATTAGGTCGTGAAATAAAGGTTGACAACGCTCCAAAAGAAGTTGTCATAGACAGGGTGCAAGAGAAAGAAGTTGACGCCAACCTCAATGACGAGACTGAAGCCGTTAAGATTACACGCCCTACCCCACCTAGAGGATTTGCTTTTGGTGCTAATGGTGGTGTGTTTATGGACAGGATGGTAGAGGACGAAGAGGGTACTAAGTCCCGCAAGCAGATAATGCTCCTCCCCTACGATTTGTTCGCAGTAGATATTCTTAATAATAAGGGTGATCACATAGTTCACCTAATGGCTTTCCGTCCTGATGGGGTGATTGACGTACTAATCCCACAGAAATCTATTGTCAGTAAAGAAGAAACAGTCAAGGCGCTAGCCAATCAGAACATCATCGCTTCGTTTGGGGCGGGTAATGACAAGCACTTGTTTGAGTATGTGCGTGGTTGCGTGGAGTTTATTAGTGCTAACAAGAAGGCTGTGCCTATTCCAAATAGCTGTGGCTGGCAAGAAGGCAACACGTTTGTGTATAACAGCCGAATCTTCTCTCCTGATGGCAAAGAAACCTATGTACCAACCCCAGCGCTAGAGAATATCAACCAGTCTACTAAGCCAACCGGCACGCTAGATAACTGGAAGAAGGTTTTTAATATGCTGGTTGCCAAGCAAGAGTGGCAAGTATTGGCTATGTCTTTAGTCGGTCCAGCTTCGGTGCTGATGGACTTTACAGGGTATAACGGCTGTGTATACCACCTTGGTTCTTCTAAATCGGGTATGGGTAAGTCATTGGCGCTTGAGCTTGCGGCTAGTTTCTTTGGTCATCCTGAGCGCTATCGTGTAACACAGAGCACATCTATTGTTGCATCGCAACAGCGTCAAGGTTTATTGAATAGTTTGCCATTTATTATTGACGAGACTACCAACAAGAGCCGTGATGACTTCGAATGGTTGCCTGAGTTCCTGCTAGATTTAACGCAGGGTAAGGGCAAAGATCGTATGAAGCAGGGCTCTAACGAAGAGCGCATTAACGACACTACATGGAAACTGCTGGTGCTCTTTTCATCCAATACGCACGTCATGGACTTCTTATCGGGCGCTCGTAAGCACGCATCACAGGCTGAGATGTTCCGTATTCTTGAGTTGCAGATGAACCGCAAGCTAAAGTGGACAGCCGAAGAAGCAGAAGCGTTATCACTCCTTAAGAAAAATTTTGGTGTAGCAGGGCGTGAGCTAATCCGTTGGATAGTCAAGAACAGAGAAATCGCCAAGCAAGTACTAGATGAAACACAGGAAAGGCTAAAGGTTGAGTTTGAGTCTAATGCAGATGAGCGCTATTGGACTGCTGGTAATAGCTGCATTATCGCTGTTGTACAACTGCTTGGTAAAAAGTATGCCAACATCATTGATATACCAGTTAAGCCTATCGTAGAAGTTCTACGCATGATGGTGTACAGCGCTCGTGGGATTATCCATAGTAGCGAACGTACGGCTGAGGATGTATTGAACGCCTACACTCGTGAGCGTTACGGCAAGTTTGTTATGGTTAAGCTGTCTGTTGAAGGCAAACTAATAGCTAGTCTGGGTGGCACGGAAGCGGTAGATGAGTCCCTTACCCGATCTGATATTGCAGGGCGTGTAGAAAAAGGCTTTACACCGGGGCACATTGACTACTACATTGAAGAGCAATTACTTAAGCAGCATTGCGTATCGATGAGCTTTGGCTACAAGGATTTCAAAGAAGCTATTGAGATTCTGCCCAACTACAAGGTTAAGTATGTGCGCAAGGACTTGCTATCCAAGACTCGTGGTCCTACCATGCGGGTCAACGTCATGCAGATTACTAGACCAATAACGCCTGACGATGAAGAAAGTTAAGGTGCATTATCCGTGGCAAAAGCTGGAGATTAAGCAGAAGTTTTTTGTACCGACATTGCGGTTGGAGGAGACAAAAAGTGAGGGGCTAAGCGCCGCCACTCACTACCGCATTATAGGTAAAGCCGAGTTTGGAACCATACAGGGCAAGCTCGGCGTTCTTTTTACACGCGTTCGCTAATAAGTTCTTTAGACAACTCAATTCTTTCTTTACGAACTTCTTCAAGTTGACGGCGTTTCTCAGGACCTGACAAGTTAGGGTCAGCCTTAATTTCACGCTCTTCCTTAGCAAGCTGCCCCATCTTTTGTTTAAATTCACCAGCTAACGGAGCAAGACTTAATTCATCAGCAAAGCGATCGGCATAGTCATCGGCTTCTTTAGTACGCCCTTCTTCGTCCAGTTTCTTATAGGTTTGACCGGCACGATTGATAGCTTCCATGTCTTTGTATGCACGATTGATAAGACCGGTAGCATCTTTAGGTTGGAATAACGAACCAACAACAGGCAACTCACTTGCACGAGCCGTTGGCTTTTCACCGGCAGCGCTACCAAATAATGGGTTAGCCATAGAAGCAAGGGCTAAAGGTAAGCTACCTGTGTAACCACGCAACATATACTCAATTTGAACTGGAGACAGATATTCACCAAAGAACGGAATAGCGCCTGTGCCTTTACCAATAAACTTAGCAAGCTCTGTTGTATTAGCATTAAAACGCTCGGAAGGGTCGACACCAGCAAGGCGGTCGCCAACAATACTACGACCTGTGTAGAACGAGTAGTCGGCAATAATTTCAATCGGTGCTTTAATAGCCTGTGGTATAGATGTAGGACCAAGCGGTACAGAGTTTTGAACCATCTTACCCAACGCCTTCACAGCTTCAGCAGCAGTTCTATCGCCACGCATTACGTTAACAATAGCTTCCGGCAACGCCTTAAATGGAATACCCAATTCAAATGGGATAGGTACACGAACAGGCTCGTCAATACCCGGTACATACACAAACCAGTTGTTGTAGCGCTCATCATCATTAGCGTTTTGGTAAGCCTCATCTTCGCTCATCAACAGGGCGTAAGCCATAGACATACCAAACATCATCATGCCACGTTGCCATAGCTTCTGTTTAATACGCAGCTTCTCTTGGAAGGTAGCTTTTCCTGTAAACGCGTTGTACAACACATTCAAACCTTGAATCTGTGCGTTAAGGAACGGAACCATTGTAGATAGCAAGAACAAGCTAGACGATGTACCACGCTGGGTAAACGGCATTGTTTCGTAGGTAGCCAACGCTGCTTCTAGTTCAGACAAGCCTTGCTTACGGAAGCTATTGAAAGCAACCTCACGAGTAGCCGCATCACCCTGCGCTGCTAAGGCGTCAGCTTTAGCCAAGTAGGATTCCCAACCGCCTTTACCACTAGTAATCTGTAACAAAATCTTCTGCATATCTTCAGACGTACCGGTAAACACGTTGCTACTTACCAAACCTAAACGCTCGATCTCGCTAGTACCAACCTCACCACGACGCATTCTGCCAATGGATGTACTCATAGCTTTGAGAGAAGTCAGCACAGGAATAGTATCAACACCGCTAGCCATAGTAGCTGTGAACGGGTCACGAATAATCTGACGTGCAGCATAGACTGGGTTTCTAGTTACCCATGAACGTAAAGTACGGGCAAAAAAGCCCATGCTCTTGACCAGCGATGGAACGCTTGTGTTAACACCAGCCAGACCTTGAACCAAGTATTCGGATGGAATACCAGTAGAGTCGGTATTTACAACAACATGACGGAAGCCATCGTCTTTGTCATTAACTGGCTGTACGCTAAAACGAATAACTTTATCGCCTGCCGGACCTTTACCCGGGCGTATACCAATACCCTTCTCGCCCCTGATGTCTACCAAACCTAAATCAGCTAAAGTAAACGCCACGTTACGAGAAGCTAGATTGTGCAGCGCCATATCAATCAGCAAGTTGGTGTTTTGCAAAGCGCCTGTGTAGATGTCTACGATACGCTCGTCTCCACCAACCAACTCTTTCAGATAAGGCTGGTCTTTTAAGTTACCAATGCGAACACGATCAGCACCACCCAAATCAAGCACCACATTACCATTTTGTTCTGTGCGATAGAACGGCACGTAGTCATTGTTCTTAACAAGGTCAATAGCTTTGTTTGCAGGAAGAGCGCCAGTTTGAACCAAGAAGTTCATCAAGTCACGGTTGTATTGGTCGTATATCTTATCCGCCGCTATAAAGCCTTTGCGTAGTGTTTCATTACCAGCAACAAGAGCATCAACTTCCTTAAGCATCTTAGCCATCTCTTGTGGGTTTTTAAAGTTCAACTTATCTACGCCTACGTTCTTAGCACGTTTGCTAATACGGTACAGACTATATGCGTTACGGATACCTTCTGCATTACCCCAGCCAATCTTGCCTAAAGTTTCAGCAAGGCTCTTTAAGTTAGCACCGGGTTTAGATTCAAGCACATGGCCCTTGCCACCTTTTTCTTGGCGCAATACAGGCACACCAATAGTTAAAGCGTTACCAGCAATCGTAAAGCGCTGGTTGTGCTGGGCAATATAGTACTTAAGCTGGTTGGCTACCAAAGAGTTTTTCATGCCTTTGATTTCAAGAACACGCTCTAAGCTGGCTGATCCTGCTACCAGTTTCTGTTTAAGATATAAACCAATGTTTGTAGGGAACAAGCGATCTTTTAACGGAGCTTGTTTAGCCATCATCATGTCAGCGCCACGGGCAACAATTGCACCACCCGGACCATAAGTAGCTTTACCGGGTTTTAACTGGTACTCACCATCACGCCCTTTGTATATACCGGGAGCAATCTTTTCGGATTTGCGAGCATCACGAAGTAGCTTGTAGACGTCAGTTGTGTTGATGTCTAGGTCAATACCCATCTTACGCAAGGCAGCACGGAACGCACCAACCAAAGCCTTGATAAACTCGTTGGCTTTCTGAATAAAGTTTTTATCAGGTCTAGCTTCAGCAGTATGCGCAATAACCTCACGTAGGGCTTTAGCTTGGGCAAACTCTTCAGACTTGCCTGCTTGTTTAGCAGCCATGTAAGCGGCAAGGGCTTCTTCCCCAACGCCCAATTTATCAGCTAACTTAGCTACGCTACCATTTTGAGCAATAACTTTCTTAGCAAGTGCATCCATACCAGCCTGCCCAAGAACACCCTCAACGCCCAAGTGACCAGTAATTTCGTGCGCCAGTGTGCGCTCTACGTCTTTAACATCTGCGTGGTTATTAGCCACAACAAAGACTGTGCCGTCAGGCATTACACCACCACGAACACCATCAATCTCTGTATCTGTGTAGCCGCCCTCTGCAATAGCGCCACGTAATGTAGGCGTTAGCTTTTCAAGGACAATAACCTTGAGCCCTTTTGGTAGCTTGAGCTTATCAACAACACGTTGTACAACAGATGAAGATACACCTTCGCCTGTAATTGGCTTCTCAATACGTGGATCCCAGTCACCACGCATGCCTTCTTGCAAACCTTTGAAATCGTCAAAACTAATATTGGCGTCTTCGATTTCATTACTCCAAAAATCAAGACGCTGTTTTTCCGCTCTGCGGGTAAGTTTTGTAAACTCAGCTTCAGTAATACCAACAGCTTTATACCCAGCCTCTACAACAGCGTTTTCGTCAAGCGCTTTCTTAAACTCTCTGGCAAGAATTTTTTCTTTTTCACGACCCTTAGCATATTTAAGACGCTCCGCTTGGTTTTTACCGGCGGTTGTTTTAGCAAACTTTTCTTCTTCTGAAAGAGGTTTTTGTAAATTAATTTCATTTACAGCAACTTTTTGTTTACGCTCTGCGGCTTTGCTTTCTATATAACCAGCAGCAAATTTACCTAAAGCTTCGGCATTTGCAATTATTTCTTTTTCATCGGCAGTTAACGTGTCACCTTTGGCTATTAACTTTTCGTCAGCTTTGGTGAGTTTAGCGCCTAGTTCTTTTTTCTCTAAAGCGTCTGCTCTTGCTTTGGCTGCACGAAGTGCGTTATCTCGTTCGCTTTCAAACTTAGATTTTTTATATAATCTGTCAGAAGCTTCTTGTTTAATATTGCCGCGGCGTTTAAGAACTTCAAAATCCGCATTGGTAATAACATCAAGTTCTGCCTGTAGTGACTGTCTTGCAATACGTATTTTGTCGTTAGCCGCATTAATAGCTTTCTTTTGAGCGGTTGTAGCGTCTTTAGGCGCCTTCTTAATTTCTTTTGCGTTAGCTGCGTCAAGTTCTTTTTGAACTGCTTCTCGCATTTTATTACGCTGTTTGGTAGTAATAATATTTTTACGACGCTCAATAGTACGCCGTGCTTCTTCAGTTTGCTCAGCTTGAAGAGCTTTACGTTCTTCTTCAGCTTCAATGGAACCTTTCGGACCAATTTCTTTTTTAGCCCGTTGCACAATTCCCATACGTGCAGCATCTTCTTCAGCCGCTCTACGAATAGTAGCAATGTCTTTAAGAATCGCTTTGCCTTCGGGGGATTCTGATGTTACTTTACTAAGTTGTATGAACAAGTCGCCAAGCTCACCCGGACGAAGACCAAACCCTTCATTCTCCGCATAGTTACGAGTCCTAATAACTTCTTTAGCGTAAGCATCTTTAGCCTTTGCTACAGCAGCGGAACGTTCGTTTTCAGATTTACCAATTTGTTTATCGGCGGCATCAATTGCTTTAAACAAGTTACGCATGGTCGTAACTTTTTTGCCCATATTAATAAACGAAAGATTGCTTAATACAGTCTGCGTTATAACTGCTTGAACTTTTTTGCCCGGTAAACCAAGACCAACTTTTTGTTTGCCTTCTTGTTCACCACGCTTAAGTATTTTAGCTGTGCGCTCTCTATCACCGCCTAGTTCTTCTGCACGAGCAGCGCCAGCTTCTGCACGTTTTTTAGTGTAGTACTCATCACGGGCTGCTTGGTAAGCACGAGAAGCCTCTAAATAATCTGTATTGTTTGATTTGAGCTGGTCAAAAAACTGTTTAAAGTCGGCATCTAGCTTCTGTTTAGCAGCGCCTTCAGCTATGGCGATAGTTTCTTTTACTTGTTCAACCGCTTTATTAACGTCAGCAGCAACATCTGCGTGCATCTCATCGGCTTGTTTACGTAGCTTTTCAGCTTTACGACGCAAGCTAGCATTGATAAGTTTGTCGCCAGTTGTTTTGGATTCTGTTTCGGCAGCATTAGCTTCTAGTTCGGCAGCTGCAGCTTCTTTTTCTTTCTTAGTAGCAGCAATTACTTTATTAAAGAACGAGTCTTTCTCTTCTTTGCCGCCAGCAATATCCCGCATAAAGTCAAGGGCGGTTTGCTTTTGCTTGTTAAAGTCATCAAGAACGGCTTTGGATTTACGTACTTCAACAGGCGTAAGGATATTAAGGGCTTCGCCTAAACCACGTAAGATACCTCGTGTAGATTCCAAGAATTCATTGGCAATATTGCGTAGCTTGGACAATTCTTTTGGCTCGCCATCAATTTCAGGCATGCTTTCAGCGGTAATTTCAGGAGCTTCAACAAACTGAGCACGCTCAGAACCAAACGACTGTTTAAGTTTATCAAGGGTATCTCTAATGTCGATACGCTCTTGCTCACGCATACCGGTGCGGATCTCGCCTTTACCTTCTTTCTCGCCCTTAACAAACTCAGCTTTAGCGGCATCGTATGCTTTATTAGCTTCTTTAATAGAAGCCGTTAGGCGATCAATCTGTTTCTTGTAGGTAGAAATAACGCTTCTATCGCTGGCGGTGCTTATCTTATCTTCAAGATCATTCTTCTTGTCAATCAGCGTATCAAGATTATTACGAATACGCTCAATCTGTTTATTAGCTTCGCCGTAGTTTGTAACAATATCTTCGTCTGTTAAGCCAGACTTACCAATAGCTTCAACGTACTGTTCGTAGGCAGTCTTGTTGCCAAAATCAAAACCAGCATCTTTAAAGGCTTTAGATATAGCGGTTTCTTCTTCAGTCTCGGGGGCACGCTGCAGTTCAGCACGCCATCCAGTAGCTTTAGCCGCTTTACTTAACAACATCTGCTCAACAACAGTAGCAAATTCTTCTTGCTCAGCCTTAGACATGTCGGCTTCATTACGGCTACGACGACCGATATTAATATCAGAAATAGCCGCCATGATAAGTGTATCTACATCGTTACGGATACCACGCAAGAGTAATGGACGAGACTGCCCTTCAAGGTTGGTCTCGGTAGCAGCAGCTCCACCAAAGAACTCGCCCTTACGAAGCTGATCAATAGCATCTTGGATTTCAGTAAGCGCTGTGCCTTCTTTTGCAGCACCAACAACACGCTTACCCTTAGCACCGCCTTCTGGCAGACGTGAGGTTTTCTTAACTTTGGCTAGCTTAGTATAGGCATTAGCAATACGGTTCTGTAAACGCTTAATCTCGCTAGGAGCAGTAGCTTCTTTAAGTTTGTTCTCAAGCGTCTCAATATCAGACTCAATGCGTAAATACTTAGGCGCTTTGCCTTTTGCACGTAGCGGTAAAGTAGCATCAAGAATCTCGGTTTCAAGACGACCTTTACGGCGTTCAAATCTTTCTTTGGCACCTGCGGTAAGGCGAGGGGTTTTCTTAACCCGCTCAATATCTTTTTCAATACGGGCAATTAATTCTTTAGCGGCTTTTTTATCAGCAGGCTTAACATCTTTCTTTTCTACAACTTTTTTAGCTTTAGTTGCTTGCCGCTTAAGTTTGGTAATTTCCGTTTTCTTTGCAGCTTCGTAGTTTTCATCGTCTTTAAGCAAACGATTAATTTCATCAAGCTCTTTGCGAACTTTAGCAATGTGAGCAGGTGTGTACTCGCCAACTGGCAAGTCAGGTTTAAATAGCTTCTGGGCTGCAGGAATTTCTTGTTGACGATAGCGTAACTCTCTGCGGCTTTCTACTTTAGACTTTGGTAACTTACCTGTTTCAACGGCGGCTGTCTCACTTAGCTTCTCAAACAACTGCTCTAGGTAAGGAGTACGGGGGTCAGCAGGCAAATCCATCTTATTTTGCTCTGCAGTAGCGCGATCTCTTTCAATCGCATCAAGCTGGTCTGCAACTTCTTTACGTAGAAGTGCGGCTTCTTCTGGATCACTAAACGACCATTTACCATTTTTACCAGCGCTTGTTGTTAAGCCAAGAAGTTTTGCAGAAGTGTTATATAGAGTACCTTTGTCAATTTCTTCAGCCACTTTTTGGGCTGTGTCCATTTCACCAAAAGCTCTTTGACGTTCGGTAGCCGCCGCTGCTAAACCAGCAAGGCGGTTGTTGGTCATCTCGTTAGCTTTAAGTTCGTACTCAGCCATGTCAATTGGCTGTTCAATTTCTTCGTCGCTAAGTATTTCAAACTTACCTGTTTTTTTATTCCATTTAGTAGGACCTTGAAGACGCTCTTCTTGTTTTTGTGCCAATGCTTGGCTAGCTGCGCCTTCTTCTTTGCGTTTTGCTACTTGAGTAGATAGCTCATCTACTTTAGCTTGCGCATCTTTAATAGACTGGATAAGCTCTTTACGTTTATCAGAAGTTAAGTTGGCATCTTCGCTAGCTACCGCCAGTTGGTTTTGTACTTTCTTTAAAGCTGCGTTAGCGCTTTTTAACTGCGCTTCTGGGGTACGTACGTTTATACCAGCACGTTGTGCAATCTCAGATAGCTGTTGTAGTTCAGCAGTTTTCTTATCTAGTAAATCACCAAAAGTTTCAGCTTGCTGGATGTTGCCGTTCTTCATGGCGTCTTGCAGTTTGGTCTGCAAGTAGTCTACCGTGCTGGCTAGACCTTGATGCTCTTTAATAAAGCCTTCAGAGTTTTCTTTAACCTTAAGTGCCTGTTCATTTTTAGCAGCTTCGGATTCTTCTTGGGCTTTCTTCTCAGCAATAGCTTGGTCAATATTAAAAGCGGGTGCTTCTTCGGCTGGAGCGCCAGCAGTTTTTAGTTCACCAACAATACCCTTAAGCTGGGTTTGAAGGTCTTTGATTTCTTTCTTGCCTTCGTCAACGGCTTCTTTATCTAGGCGTGGGTCTTTAAGAACAGACTGAATCTGAGTAATGCGCCCTTGTATATCATTGCGCTGTGTCTCAAGTTCAGCTCTGTACTCTGGGGTTTGTTTGCGTGCTTCTTCTGCAGCAGCTGCCGCTTCATCACGTTTAAATTGCGCTTTAGAAAGTACATCTTTAGCTTCACCGCGTTTACCGGCAACACCTATTGGAGAAGCAATACCCCCTAATACAGCGCCACCAACAAAACTTTCAAGATATTCTTTACGGGCTTCTGGGTCTGCTATGTTTAAGCCAGCTTGTAAACGTTCAAAAAACTGTTGACCAGCTTCAGTAGCGCCTTCAACACCAGCAATTCTTGTACCACCAACAACATATTGACCCGCCGTTTTAAGCGTGCCAGCCTGCATGATTTTGTTAGCGGCTTGTTCAGAAAGCTCAACACCAGCAGACTTAAATATTTTTTGTACGCCCGGCAAGTATTTAAATCCAACAACGTCTAAGGCAGCTTGTGGAATGGCAGCCGCACCTGCAGCTATAAGGTCAGTATCTTTAAGGGCTTTACCCTCTTCCATCTGACGAGTTAAGTTTGAACCTGTGAACTGTAAGCCAGATGCCAAACCAGCAAGACCTGCGCCAGCAGCAACAGGAGCACCACCTAGAGCAGCCGCACCACCAACAGCTATAGGAGCCGCCATATACGGCAATGAACCGCCCAATAACTCACGGGCTTTTAAGAATGGCGCTTCTGTCCAACCTTCTTCGGTTGGCTTAAATACTCTTTGGGCTTCGGCTTGACGTTCTTTTTGGTACTTCTCGGCTTCAGCAATATCCATTAAGCCGGTTTTACCGGCTAGGGCAGCAATGTCCCCTTTAAGTGTTTGATAGCTTGCCTTAGCTGCGCCAGTTAGTCCAGTGTCGGGTTTTTCAGCAGGTTGGAACTGGTCTTTAAATTGCTCTCTAGCTTTAGATAGCGCTTCACTTTGGGACATCCCCTCGGGGACTTCAACGTACGCACCACTAGGTAGACGCAAATATGGCATATATTTTAACTAAAGTTATGTAGCTGGCGATGCTACTTAAGTGTACCGATTACATTCGCGCC